GGCCGCCACCCGAGCCGCCTCCATCGAAAATATAAGTTTTATCCGAACCCATTTTAAAAGATTATTGAATGATTGCCGCCCCCGTTAAGGCCGGGCGTTCACCTGTTGCAACAATGCAAAGGTGGCCGAAGGCGGCAGGCATATCAATTAGATGGGACGGAGATCGTAGGCAGTCTTTTCGCAATTAGTTCGCACTGAATTTCGAATATGGGATGACTGTACCGTTTCCGCTCGTCGAATTTCGAGATCATCTTCTCGACGGCTCGACGAGAGAAGCGCATCATGCGCGCTATGTCTGTAATATACATCCCTTTTTCGTGGCAGAAGTGCACCAGCATATAGCGGGCATCAACCACATCTTGATATTTATCCTTCGAAAGGATTTGTTCTTTGGTTATTTCGGTCTCAAATGCAACGCATTCGAGTATTTCTGCAAAAAGCTCTGATTTACGCATACGTTTCCCCGATAATTATTGTATATTTGTTATACCCCTGTATAAAAAGTTCCACCCCAACGAAGGAATAGTCCTCGGCATTGGGGTGGAAACACTTATGTATACAGGGGTGTATGCTATAATGTCGGGGACTTTTTTATGCCCGTCCCTCAAGGCTCTACATCATATGAACCGGCGCGCCATCGTCAATATATTTTTACGGAATACGAATACAACTACGCCAAGGAGGAGCCAAAAGCCGCGCATCTTTGTCTGTTGCCACCATGTCAGTCGGCGCTCCACCTCGACGATTTTTGTGTCGGTCCTGTCTTTATAGACAATGCTGTCCCGATATATCACTTCTTTTTCAAACGGTACCGGAATATCCTGCGGCTTGTTCTCCAGCGAGTGGCCCAGCGAACCGTCGTTGTTTATCCATGCATCCGAAACAGCTAAGGGCGTCTCCAGATGACTTGAAGTATCTCTGACTACTTGGCGCTTGCTGTATGGAGGTATCTGAAATTGAAGCGTATCCTTGATGTATATTTTATGGATGCGTGTTTCGATGCTGATGCTATCCTTTGTACTTGTTGCTAAATGCTTGCATGGACAGCATCCTGCCAGTATACAAGCGAATGTTACGATAACACACTTCATGGCTTGTGTTGTTGAAATAGTTCCCAACCTTTATTGACATCGTCTATAACAGCAGCGACTCCATTTTCCACGCGCGACATTGCGGCTACCACCGGGACCATGATATCCTTATTGGTTGTTGTAATCTTTACGTCGGGCCAGACTCCTGAAGAGTCTGCTACGGCTTTAATGTAGTTATCCGTATGATTCTCAATGGGCGGTGCGTAGCGACTTATCATATCACGCAGCGTATTGCATCCGTGCTTCAGCTGGTAGGTGTGGAGTAATACGAACATGGCGCGGTACCCCCATGCCATTGTCTTGAATTGTTTGAAGGCGCTATCCGTGGATGGAATTTCCCCCAAATATTTGATTTTGGACAGTCTGATATTACCGGGATTGTTATTGCGTAATCCTCTGCTCATTGCTTTGTATTTTTATGGTTTCGATAATTCTCCAGATATGGGAGGTTTTTAATAACCTCGAAGGACAAGACATAATACAGGAAGTCGAACAACTTGCTCTTTGGGAAAATCCGCGTCAGGTTCTTCAGTGTATTGACTCCGTAAAAGTAAATAAGAGCATATACGATGATAGATATTGCTGACATAGCCCCTTCGTGGTTATCGATCTTATCTCCGATAATCAATACAAAGGCGATGAGACCGGATATAACCATACCTTCTAAAATGCAGTTGAAAGCCTTTTTGAAGGCGAATCCTTCATGTTGCTTAAATACGCCCGCCGATACTCCGGCAACGAAATTAATGGCGAATACCAGCATGCAGGCGATGAGTATGTCGTGTATCGGGGCGATTGTGCCGAATATCGAGGCGAAGATACAGCCAAAGAGTTCCCGAAATTTGTCCATGATAAAATTGCCTTATTCGCCGTTTTTAAGTCTCTGTTCTTCTTCCGCGGCCAGCTCTTCGGCCCGCTTGGCTTTGAGTTTAGCCAGCGTCGTTTCGTTGCGGTTGTACTCCGCATTGGCCGTCTCATACCGGGCATAGTCTTCCGGATAGGTCTCCTTGAACGATATGCCGTTCTTGAAGCATTTGACTGCCCGGTCGTCGGACTGGGCCATAATAGCCCGCAGCTCCAGCTGCCGCGATTCGAGGATGTTGATTTGATGTTGTGTTTCCATGATTCTAAATTTCCGATACCGGGCGTACAATGCAGGAGGATGGTTTTGCTTGTTGATCAAGTGCCCAGTGCACATTTCCGTATTTATTGACTTTATAATAATAAAGATTGTTCCGCTCGGAAGACGAGGACATATAATCCGTCTTGGCGATCACTTTCCCCGACACGGACAATGTCCGATTGACCGGATCGTAAGGCTGCGCGAATAAGAGACCTTTGGCCATCAGCCACAGCTCCTCGGCCGACGGCAGCCACCATGCACCCGCTTCCAGCCCGGTAGTCATCCCCGCGACCTGCATCCCATAGGCGGCAGCTGCGGCGGCCGCCGGATAACACGGAACAGTCTTGCCGTAGAAGTCGGTTCGCGTTTTCCGGGCGAGAATGGCCGTATTGCTTTTGCCTTCCTGTAGGAACGCCCCGTAAGCCGACGGATATTGGGCCAAGTGCTCCCCAAACAGATAGTCCCGGTAGGTCGGATAGGCCGCAACCAATGCCGGGTTATCGGCCTCGGTGAAAACGCTTTCCCGGATGATCGTCGAGCTGCCCGGCAGGATATTGGTCCCTGTCGTGCCGTTCTCTCTGTAGTACTCCAGAAACACTTCGTTGTCGCATCCGACCAGTTGTGAGTCTGCGCCATTTCTGCGGCGTGTAGGAGCTGGTGTATTGGGCTGAATAAAGACGGTTGTACTTTGGTAATCGACATCTTCCGCATGCTTGGTTAGCGTGCAGCCTGCGGCGGATATTTTTTTATGCCCTTCAATACTGGACCACGCATTACACTCCATGACAATAGCATTCAGTTCATCCGAAGCCGTGGCTTTCCATGAATAAGTATTCATAATATCGGGGGTCGCATTGATCTGCGCTGCGATACTTGCGAGAGTTGCTCCGGCGGGATAGGTAAACTCGAAATCCGAGATATAGATATGTAGCGTAAAACTGCCGCCCGAAGAGAGATCGAAGCCCGAAAGCTTCACTTCATACGCCACTGCCCACTTGTAAAAATCCAGATGGCGCAGGGCAACGATGCGCACCTTGTCGCCTCGGCGGCCATAGACCACAGCCATCGGGACGAGTTCCGGCGGCAACTGCCCGTAAAGCAGCGTCGCTCCCTTGACGAACTTCAGCGTACTGTCCGTCTTGTCGAAGACCGCCAGATCGCCGGCGTCCGCGGCATCCCGGCCGACAACGACATTCACACCGTCGTAGATCAGTTCGCCGTCGTCTTCGACGTATGATACCGCCGACCGGGTTTTAAGCCGGGAATCATCCGCTTCGTAAGCGGCTTTGTCCGGGTATTTATTGATTTGTGACACGGGGAGAGTATTTAGTTGTTTTTCCAGTCCGAAACAGCGTTATTTCCCACAGAGTGGTAGACCGCATTGTTCTTGGTGTCGATGTAGAACTGTCCGGCCCGGTCGGGGGCCTTCGACGGAGCGCCCGCGCCCGTAACGACGATGTTGTTGCCGTCCCAGACGCCCAATTTCTTGACCTGCAGTTCCGGGATTAGGACATCGCCCGAAAGCATCCTTACAAGCAGCGATTCGAGCTGCGCGACGCGCTCCTCCAGCGTGCAGTCCGAATGGGCTACTACCTCAAATGAGGTTTTTCTCAACTCTGGATCAATTTCTTTGGCAGTAACGAACTCGGAGTCATTCTCCAGTTCGGATACTTTCGTAGGAATCTCCGTGCGGTCGGCTTTCCCTTCAATTACTTCCTGCAAGGTCAGCGTAAGTTTATCCCACGATACGGTGTTATTGAGGAGCGTAGCCCGAATCTCGGAACCGTCCACAGTAATCTGTATTTCCGGACCAATGGACCCGGCGTATACTTTCACGAAGTCCGAAACGGGGATTGACGAAATAGATCCGTCGCCGTTCACGAACTCGATGGCTCCTGTTTCTTTGTTATACTCAAGTCCCATCTGCTCAATGGGAAGGTCAACGATCAATTTCGCGCCCGCAATCGTTGTGAAGGTAAGCTCGTAGGTCTCGCCGTTGAACTCCGGTAGACCGACGCAGGTGTTCAGAATCTCCCTGATATTGGGATGGGCGGTGGGTGAGGTGTTATGCTGCTCTATCTGCCCGCTGACATCTGGCGTGGGGATGGCGTCAATGGCATCATCCGTGTATTTTTGTGCTGATTGAAGAGTAGTCGCGTCGCCGTCGGATATTGCCTTTCCCACTTCTTTCTCGAACTCAATAAGTCCTGTTGCAATCTCTGATTTTGTCTCTTCTATACGTTCATCCGTGTGGGAGCTGGCAGCGGAAAGTGTTTCTTCAGCTGCGTCGGCTACTTCCTCTTTGGACGCCTTTTCAGATAACTGCGCTCGTACTTCCGTGTCGTCGTAATTCGAAAGTCCGTCCAGCTTCTCCTTATCGTCGTCTGTATAGTCGTTTGAGGACAGACCCTTCCCTTCTTCTTTGTCTACCTTGCCGGCAAGGGCTTCATTAATATCCCCGATCTTATCTACGGCTTCATTGGCAGCTTTTGCGGCTTCATTGGCGGCATCGGCGGCATCTATGGGAGCATTTGCATACTCTTCCTCGGATATTTCTGCATCGGGATTGTGCTTCTTGTAAAGGTCATAGGCACTTGGTCCGGGGAGGCCTACGATCAAGTCCGAAGAATCCAGATTGACAGTTTCCGTGGTCATATTGTTGTCGTTGCCGCCCTCCATACATGTAGTAGGCACCAACTCAAACGCATCGCAATAATCGACGGCTGTTTGTCCGCTCTTATCTTTATTTTCCCACATGGTAAGCCGGTATGCGCCCAGCTGCTTTTGCATATTGCCTGAAATAGTGAATACGGCAATGTTCCCCTGAGGCTCGAAATGCAAAGGGGTTTCCATGCAGGAGGGAAGATGAAGGACCAGATGCAGATCGCGGCCTTCAAGTGTGACTTGCTCGCCATTGGTCGATATCGGCCAATGGATTTCGATGTCTTTACCTATACGAATACGCTTCACTTGCTGTTTTTTTTATTTGTAGTCCGCGGGAGATATTACGTCCTCGATCTTCAGGTCAAGTTTGCTCAATACAGCATCGATAAGAGGTGCAGATCCTAATGTTGCGACAAGACGCCCCAATTCGCGAGCTTCTGCCTCGGTAAGTTCTATTTCACCTTCCGATTCATATACTTTATGAGCGAGTACATGGCCGACAAAACCATAGGCATTTGCATATATGAGATTTGCAAGCTGCTCGCGCACATCGTGAACAGTGCATATTTTCTTTTGCATATCTGCAAAAATCTCAAGCCGTTGTAAGTTAATTTTACTCATAATTTTTGGTCGTTAAAATTGCATTATGCCGTCTACTTCTCTCCCTCTATTTGAACATCACCCAGCATCCTACACTCGCGCAGTAGATCAGATTACGGGATTCTCGGTCAGTCCATGAGTCTGAGTTAACCCATGCTCCTTGAGTATGTATCGCAATCTGCTTCCCGTTTCCGTTCAGTTGTACGCCTTTGGTTCCTATGTTTCGGATATAATAAAGTTGACCGTCTTGTGGATTGTAAGGGAGTGTGATAGTGCGCTTCCCGCCATCGCTATCCACCGTCACAAAACAATCCATATAGTCAAGGGTTACATCTGAAGATATTTTGCGATTATACAGTCTAAGGCCTGCAGTTATTCCCATCGGCATACAAAGGGCATAATTCCCATCATTCAATTGGGGAACGCTTGATGGCATAGGACCAGCTCCAAGCATTAAAGCTATATTGCTACTCCATGAAGGTCTTGATAAAGATGTTGATTGGGCATATATTGATGCAGAAATATTGTATGATCCGTTTTTACTAAGTGGCCAACCCCCGTATTCCGTTGTTGGGGACATAACTACTCTATCATCAATAGATCCATTAATAGAGCCTCTTGATGTTATAAATCCGGATTGTAATACATACGTATGTCTTTGGGTGAAATCTCCCGACTGTCCATTGATAATATTGCGTTGAGAATCATCAAAGGTATGACATTCTAATGTCGCATCTATAAGAGGATTGGAGGGACTTCTTAAAGTAAATCCGCCTATTTTTCCTTCTTTAGCTTCTATTGTACCCGTTATATTCGCCTTCGTTGCTGTAAACGAACCGTCCTTAGCGACTCGGAAAGGCGCGTTGTCCGGTGTGTTGCTGCCGACAAACAGAGGGATATCGCCGCCTACGAGTCCTGCGATGATGGTATTTTCGGAAATATCCGTTTTGGAGTTGTGGACTACGAACTCCATACCTTGCAGGAAGTTGATGACGGCGTTCTCGGCAAACAGCAGAGGCGTATATATGGGCACCATGTCGTTGAGCTGTTGCCAATATGTCGATGTGGTTCCCCCGGATGGTTTATTCGAGTTCGATGAAGTATGAGTCTGACGGCATTGGAATTTCAGTTGTTGGTTATTCTCATATACAGTCACTATGTCGATGTAGCGCAGGCCATCTGATTCTAAATCAGCGTCGTTGCGATATTCTACACCCGAAACCCATTCCGTTAGGCGGATAATGCAACCCTGATATCCGGGGTCTCCTTTATCTCCCGGCTTGCCATCTTCTCCGCTTATGCGTACAGGGGTGGACCATCCATTCGCGGGATCGACAAAATTATTGTTTGCGTCTATTTGGGCCTCTGTCATCCACAAATATTCGCCGGAGGAAAGCGACGGAGGAGTGTCGTACCATCCCGCGGGATTGAGATCGGTTTTTGTCAATGCCGGTGACGAGGTGGTGCTGTTGTTCTTGGCGTATTTGAATTTTGGATGTGGGCCGGGTTGACCATCTTCGCCCGTTACCCGAATTGGATCGGACCAAACACCGGCCATACCGGTTGTGCTGTCTATGGTCGCTTTCGACATCCACCAAGTTCCGTTACCCGCAGGTGCATCGAGCCATCCCGAAGGGATCGGATTTGTAGAGTTTGGTGCATCCGGTTTTTCGTTGCTTTCTTTGAAGACGTATGATGTCCAATCGCCGGGTCTCCCGTCGGTTCCGTCGAAAGAGTACTTGGCCCACAATGCAGGTGTAGAGAAAGCGCTCCACTCTCCATTTACCTTGATGCGCTTGGATACCCATTCGTATTGGTAAATGTCGTCTACGCCCATAGGATCATCCGTCCACGGCGCAGGCGGATTGTCATATTCTGCATTGGTCGGAACACTCGGTATCGCATCCGGATTGTCCGTCTCTGTGCGGGTAAAAATGTATTCTACACCTTCTCCGTCCACTCCATCCTCACCGTTAAAGGAGTATTTAGCCCATAGTGAGGGCGCCGAGAAGTCGCCCCAGTGTCCGTTGATCTTTATGCGCTTGCAAGTCCACTCGAAAGGATGAGTATTGTCAGGCCCTTCAGCATCGTCAGTCCAGCCATCAGGTAAATAGTCGTCTTCGTCTTGAGATGTCGGCGTAGCTGGTGCTGTTTCCGAAGTCGTGCGGGTAAATATCCATTCATAGTCTGTTCCATCAACGCCGGGTCTCCCGTCGGTTCCGGGCCGGCCGTCGGTACCGCTTATTCGCGCCGGATCAGACCAAGATTCAACAACGTTGTCGATTGTGGACCCGAAAGACACCCACAAAGGGATAGTCTTGGCTGTATTATATACAATACGGAATAAGCCGTAGTCGCCATAGGCATCGTTGGATGAGTCTTTTGAATATATTACATTGACAAAATGGCGTCCTGCACTTGGGGCCGTGATGACAACAGTTGCGGATATGCCATTTCCGGACACTTTTGCTTCATAAGTACTACTGCTGGCTGGGTTAACATTCTGAACATTTATTTTACCAACAGTCAAAAAGTCGTATCCATTTTCTGAATAGGCTGTGATGTCCAATACCAATGTATCACCGGCGCCGAGAGCATTGAATTGTATTTTGCACGACGCTGTGGAATTATCACCCTTACCTGCAAGTTTGTAAAATGCGCCGTCTTGGGCAACATCCCCTTTATTATCCGCATCGATTATAATGTCGGTTACGTCGGTTGATGCGCCTGAATCTCCGCCTTCGGGGTATTCGAGACTCCACCCGTCAGGAGGAATAGTAGTGCCGGTCGGAAGTGCCGGTTTTTCATTTTGCTGCTTGTAAACAGGAACTACAGAAGACAGTGGTACATGCATAAGAAGGACCCACGCTTCGGATGATGTAGATGGCTCAGATTTTGTCCCATCGACAAGACAGCGCCACTTGGCGTTATTGTGATATACCTCGTCGTTTTTATTGTATGTCTCCGACGCGAGCCACTTTCCTCGGTCGTTGATTGTCGGTATTTCTTCCCCGCCGGGCGTGAATTGATGGATGACGCCCGACATGTAGATGTTATTGAGGTAGGCCGAATAGCCTTTCATATCTATCCCGAATACGGACAGATTGGACAGGTCGCCGTATTGAGCTGCGATGTTAGACGATATGAATTCCCAGTCGGATACCTCCTTCATATAACGCTGGTATGTCCTTGTCTCGTAGCGCGATGTCTGCCGGGCTTCATTCGAGAAGGAGCCATACCCGACAAATGTCATCGAGGGAGCAGGGTGGTATTGCTTCGGGTAAGCTGCAGAGACTGGGCGAAGTTGGTATTTGAATGTCTTATAGGTCGTGGTGTCCAACTCTTCGGTAATGCGGAAATAGCACGTTGCGAAGCCGGCAAAGCGTCTATTGCCTTTGCTGTCATCGTAATCTTCCGTTGCATTATCCGAGGATTCGGAGCTGTGGAAGATACCCATGCAAATATCACCGACCCGCGGACTTCCTATTTCGCCTTCTTCGAGTTTGAGCGTGATGGTCTTGGCTTCGGTATCGACGCTCTCGATGATCCCGGCGCTTGGAGCAAACCATGTGTCGCCCATTGTAATATCGACCCGATTGTATCTCAGTTCAGGAACTTCAAGGAATCCCCGCAGCTTGAGGCTTTGCATTTCGGCATTCCCTTTCTTGTCGATAAGTCCGCCGATGCCGGTAATTCCTGTTGCGTAATCGCCGAACTGCACCCCGTCCTCGAAGGTCATTTTGCCTTTGAAGGTATCCGGGAATTGCTTGTTTGCAAACTGCCACAAGGCGCGTTTGGCCGAATAAGCATTATAATCTTCGGCCGCAGTAGAATCGTACCGGGTGATAAGATATATTGCCGCCCCCGATTCGGTTACGCCTATACGCTGCGAATACAGAGTAGCCTTGACATCCGATTCGATATTTCCTATGCGGGAGTAAGGAGTGTTGTCGCCGATTGTGTACGTGGCGATATATTCGTTGTAGAGTTTCTTTTCGTAGCCCTGAATTCGGGACAGACGTCCGTCTAAACCAAATCGAGGATCGACAAGAAGCACGGCTTGTCCTGCGTTGTAATTCTTGTCGTTTACCGTGCAGTATACCGGATTGGTCTCGCAGGTATATACATCGGTGTCGCTGCTGTTCTTTGCGGCGTATGCTTGTCCGGCCTTCAAAAGCTCCTCTTCGGCCTCCTCGATTCGTTGCTGGGGAAGTTTTACACCCGTGAGTACAAATGTATCTCCCGGTTCGGGATGCATATTTTCACGGGGAGTTATGAGATGACTATCTCCCGATGTTTCAACTTGGGCAATGATTTCGAATTTTTTGTCAAAACCATCTTCGGGTTTCCATGTTTCGGGCTTATAATTAATACTCAAATCAAAACTCCACCCGTCAAGACTTCCGCTGGTGAACGTGGCTCCCAGCGTTTCGCCTTTGATCACGTCGGACGGTAGGAACGGCGTGTCCTTGCAGTACATGACGTATGCTTTGTCTGTTTGTCCTTCTATGATTTCCCGATCAACGGTTTCGATGCTGGTGACCGTCTCCGTGTTCTTGGGATAGATATCATCGAAGAAAACGACCTGCTCGACAATAGCGCTTTTGTCAAGGTTGGGAATGGCGTCAATGTATCTCTGGCCGTTGGGCAGCCGGAGTCGTATTTCTGAAACATGGTTGGTCTCCCCGCCTTGCGGTGCCTGACCATAATCGCTGGTAAGGTTGCGTGTAGAGCCGAATACATAGAACCGGGTGCCGTAGCTGGAGTCGTCGCCCTTCTTGGCGGGGATACTCTTGACCACATCGCCACGCCTGAATTCTTCGGGCGTTCCTCTTTCCAGCTTTCCGAAGTTAAGCGACACTAAATCTCCGTTTTCCTCGGTCCACCATTCGACTTCAAAAGTTTCGGCGATCGTGTTGAGTATATCCCAGCATTTGTCTCCATTGAAAGATACGAGTTTTGTCGCCTTGGGATTCTCGACGTCGATGGTTCCTACGCTCCAATTTTCGACGCCAAGATGTTTGTTCATGTTGGCCACGATCAGGGCGCCGAATGATTCGAGATCAGTAGTATTGTGAAATACCGCTTCGGGATTATCTCCGCCCAGCCAGAAGCAAACAAAACGCTTCATGTGGTTCTGCTGCGCCTCGAACTTGAGCGTGTATTTATATCCTCCGGTCTTGTTGTCGAACTCCGGATATACCGGGGCCATTATCTCGAACTTAAGGCCTTTGTACAGTATGTATGATCCTTGCGGAATTTGAATGTACTGAAGTTGATTGAAGGGAAGCTCAATATAATAGTCACTCATGAGGGCATATTTGATAATAGCCTCTTTCGTGACCGGAGCATCCAATATCTGTATTCCTAAAGGAGAATAAATTACCATCTGTCGTCTGTCGCCTGCATCGTCACAAGCTCAAGGCAAAGATTTCGACGGTCACGTGAATTACCAAGAAATTCGAAGTGAAAAAACAAAAAAAAAGCGGGAATTTATTCCCGCCCCGAAAGTTTGTTATGAACGATTATTTGCCGTATAGAATGACAAATACCTTGCGATGGTATTTATTTATAGAAATAATGCGAAATAGATTCATATCTATTTATGTTGTCCGTGGCAATATTTGAACTTTTTGCCTGATCCGCATGGACACAATTCGTTTCGCTTAACTCTTCCAAATTTGTAATTGAATTCTGCGTCTTTTTGTGCTTTGTCAATCGCTTTGTCGTGTGCGACAAAATCAATTTTCTCCAAAGACGGAATCCGGAACGAAAATGTTGTATGGCCCCCTGCATTTGATATTGCAAAATCTCCTTGATTAATAATATCCATGCCTATCAATACATCCGTATTTCCTAAGTTACACCCAAGAGCAACAAGAGACTGTATGCCTACATGGTTAGGTAGCATTATATTAATCATATACTTATCTACATAACACACTCCAGCAGCATGCCCCATTTTTTCTGTTCCGCAAGGAATAAGTCCTAACTCTTTAGCTTTTGCTATTGATATACATGTTTTATTCGCACCAGTATCCCATACGGCAGAACAGGTGACTATTAGAGGTCTATCTTCTGGAGATGTTGTCGAAGGATCAAAAGCCTGACATATATGGCATTCAGTCCTAATTTCAAATGTAGTTTTATCAAATGTAGTTGAGAATGACCGAAAGGTAACCTCCCTTGCCATGTTATACAAAAATTACTCGTGAATGGAATGTGCTTGTGTATCCTTCTTCTCCGGGGGTACACAACTGAAGGATGAAATTACCTAACCCATACTTGGCAACAGCGTCGAAATAAGCTTCAGATTCATTATTATAAGCGCCGGCTACCTTGAAGTCAGTTATAACTAAATATTTGCCATTATAATCCTTGACCAGTTCCTCTTGGTGGTCGAGGTAATATTTAAATAACGCTTTTAAATCCGCCATAATTAGAACTGCTTTGTGTTAGACAAAAGGCTTCTGGGTCGGCATATTCATTATTAAGAAGGAATATACGGAAGCCAGAAGCGTAATTGTGTAGGCGAATTTACACGTTCGTGTTTAAACGTGCAAATTTTTGCCGACTTTTTTTGTCGCACTATGACAACGTGTATGTAATACATTTATTGCGCCAACATATAAAAACGCCCCGCATTTCTGCGAGGCGCCGGCATCGGGGAAGTATACAGGGGCTTATCTTATCGGTGCCATCTTCTTCGGGGTTTGGACCACCTCAAACTGCCTTGCGAGGAAATCCAATCCCTTCTGCGTCACGAGAACCTTGATGACCGTGAACGATTCGTGGTTGTTTCGGTCGATCAATTTCTCTTTCAACTCGAAGTAACCCCGGTTAATATACTCTTGTTTAGGCTCATTGCGATTGCAGAAGAATATCCCTCGCTCGCGGAGCCGCTGGAAGAGCGTGTTGCGGCCAAATGGTAGATTCAAAATCTTTGCCGCCTGCCCGACGTCGATCTTCTGGTCCGTGTCCAGTACCTTGTCCATCAGCTCGGCTTTCGGCGCGAGTGCCGCGACCTGCTTTTGGGCCTGCTCCAGCTGTTGTTTCTGCCGGGCTATGGTGTCATTGGCGACCAGCACGGCGCGTGCCATTATCATTTCGGGCGTGTCCGTATCTTTGGCTGACATGTATCCGCCAGTCTTGCGGATGGAGGGGAGAACCTCATCGCATACCCAGTCCTGAAACTGCTCGGCCTGCGGGAGCTTCGACCGCATGACAAGGCGGTAAACATCGGATTCGGGGATGTATTTCACTTTTTGAACCCCACCATCTGTAGGGGTCGGCAAAATGGCGACCCCTTTACAATGTGTTGAAATTGCATCCGCTGTCCGCATATACCCTAATGATCTCGCTACATCATTCGCAAGAAACATAGGCTTGTCGTCGGACATAATGATACGTACACGCCCGAACTTCTCGTTATTGAATATTTGCAGATTGTTCATGGCTAACAGCATTTGGTTGTCGTAGGTTGTTCTAAATACTCCGATCTGTTCAAATAAGCATTGAGCGCGTCCATTTCGAGTGCGTGTATATAACTCTCTAATTGGATTTGCTTTTTGGTGGTTTCATTCAGCCATTTCATAGCCTGAGCGTACGCATTATAGTTATTTTGAGCACGCTGGTTAGCCTCAATGTAGAGTTGGTAATAGTCGGGGCTTGGATTCTTTTTCTTCATGGCTCGGCTATTTACATTGTGCGACATCAGAGTTCCCGCCCATCTTCATAAGAATGAAGGGATCAATAGGACGTGTGAGAGAGGTAGATGCAAATACTGCGATCTCGCGGTCTGTCTCCGCGATGTGTTTGTCAACCATATCGCAGTAACGGCTCAGAAGGTCAAAGTAAGCCTTCTTGTACTGCGCGGCTGTTCGCTCGGCTTCGATGCAGCGAGTTTGATAATCCGTTTCCGGAAGCGATGGTGTTTTCATAGATGTAAGCATTTGATAAAACAAAAAAACGAACGGGTACTACCTGCTGCTTACATCTTTACTCAAGAGGTTGGCGCGCCATTACAGCAACGCCACAGGGTTACCCGTCCGTATGTTCAATTTTCGGCACAAAAAAAAGCACCAATAATGGTGCATCTTGTGCACTCTTGAGTTTATGTAAGCGTTACAAATATAGAAAATTATTTTTAATCCACAAGGGCTTTAACACTATTTTTTACATCAGGAGTAAATTTTGTTTCTAAAATTTGCTACTATTGGAAATTTTGTAAATTTGTAATGTCAACTAATACCAATTACAATATGAGAAGATTTTTATTCATATGGTCACTTATTGTCTCAATGGCTTTTGTTGGATGCTCAGATAACGATGACAATGATAATAATAATATCTCTAATCCATTGCCCGGTACTACGTGGGGGATGATTGATGTTAGTAGTGGTGCCATATCGACGCTTGTATTTGATGACAATGAATGCAGCTATGGTTCAAGATACGGAGGTTCATCAAGCGATTATAAACGTGCCTTATATAGTTATACATACAAAGCATCAAAGGTTACATTAATCCCATTTAATGATGAGTTAACAATATTGGAAGGTATTATATCTGGTCCGGTAATGTTTGTAAAAGACGCTTCTTTAGGAGAAGATGTGGGGATTTTTGTAAAGCAGTAATTTAGTCCAATTCCGAGGCATTTGCCTCGGTTTTTTATTTGTTCCATCCAACACAACGCATAAATTTCGTACATTTGTATCAAATTAGTAAGCGCTTGCTCGCATTGGAAAAAGGGGAATAAATTTAACGACACCAACCTATGACACAAAAACAAGCCATACAATTATTCGAAGATCGCAAAGTTCGCACCGTATGGGATGACGATACCGAAACGTGGTATTTTTCTATTATCGACGTAATCGAAGCCCTAACAGGGACAGACCGACCTCGAAAGTATTGGAGTGACCTCAAAAAGAAGTTACAATACGAAGGAAGCGAAGTGTCCGAAAAAATCGGACAGTTGAAAATGTTGGCTTCGGACGGCAAAATGCGTTTTACAGATGTTGCAGACACACAGCAACTTTTCCGTTTGATACAGTCGATACCATCCCCGAAAGCTGAACCATTCAAGCAATGGATGGCACAAATTGCCAGCGACCGCCTCGACCAAATGCAGGATCCGGAACTGTCCATCCAGCAGGCGATGCTTGATTATAAGCGACTAGGATATTCCGACAACTGGATCAACCAGCGGCTAAAAAGTATGGAGGTTCGCAAAGAGTTGACTGATGAATGGCAGCGCAGAGGGGTGGAGGGGAAACAGTATGCCGCACTTACGGATATTATCACGATGGAGTGGGCCGGACGTAATACGAAATCATACAAGCAGTTTAAAGGCATAAAAAAAGAAAATTTGCGGGACAATATGACCAACATCGAATTGGCCCTCAATACGCTGGCAGAAGCCGCCGTAACGGAAATATCTAAACAACAACAGCCAAAAGGATTTCAGCATAATGTCCGGGTAGCCAAAAGTGGCGGCAGCGTTGCAAAGGCAGCCCGAAAACAACTCGAAAACCAACTGGGGCACTCGGTAATATCTCCCATCAATGCAAAACAAGTCCTTGGGAATGTCCCAGACAATCCTGTATCCGAAACTGCCTATCTTACTTCAACAGAAAAGATAACAAGGCCCATTATTTGCAATGATTCCGAGGATATTAAATAAACAGGCAACTTGAATTGGTTAGTGAAACTTTGGTGGAACTTCAAGTGGGGAATAAAGCCACCGGGCCAAGACGACCTGCCGGATATCATACCAGTTATCAGCAATAGCTAACTTTGAACTCGATTAGCTTCAGGCATAAAGCGAGGAGTGGTTAAAACCATTCCTCTTTTTTTGGATATTCCAATTTGAAATTGTAAATTTGGGTTACTAACTCACTAAAATTTATTGTATGAAGAAGTATTTACTACTGTTATTATTCGCTGTTTTATGCGCTTATGCCAAAGCACAAAACACGCCTAGATACCAAGGCGAAGTGAACATTGGTTATGGTTTCGGGATAGGTGATTATCAAATGGATAGATTTTATATTGAAACTATACATGGTGCCCGAATTATTCCTAATCTTTTTTTAGGTGCAGGCGCTGGATTGGCATTATTAGATAATGGGCACGCAACAATTCCCGTATTTGCGGATATAAAAGGATACCTAACTAAAAGCAAAATAGCACCGTATATATTTGCTAATCTCGGATATGGTTTTGGCGATGAAAAAGGATTTTATGGAGCCGGCGGTTTGGGTGTTGATTTTTCTGTGGCCCCGACATTAGGTGTTTTTATAAATATCGGGTATCAATCTTTGGGTATCGCCGACAATATCCAAGAAAACGGCATTTACGGCCCATCTAATATGGGCGCATTCTTAATACAAGCGGGATTTAGATTTTGAACAATTAAATTAAAGCCGGAGATGCAATTCCCCGGCTTTATTTTTTCATTTACTCTTCTTTATCCTCGCCCCTGTCTGCGGGGTTTGGCTCGTTGAACTTTACGGTTAATTGCGACGTCAGACGGTCGCCGGATATGTTGTAGCTGCCTGAATTTCCGACATATGTCAGGTGGTATATTTCATCACTTATTCCCGGTACCGATATATCTACCTTACCTAAGTGTAGCATCCGGATAAAAGTATCGTAGTTTAAAAGATGCTCCTCCGGGGTTTCTCCCGTAATTATAAAAGTCAATGTTAAATCCCGTGCCGCCAATTTGGGTTTGTCGGGATATATGACCTCCTTGCCGTCTTTCTTGGGGTCCTCATTCTCCACGAAGTCTTTCAGGCTGGCAGGGGATTTTAACCCGGCAATAAACCCGGAACCCATTGCAACGCCCATTGTGTAGGTGTCTGTTTTGTTGATGAATAAATCTCCGATCATTGCTTATTTGTTTAATTCTTTCGTTAGATAAGATTCTGCTGTATCAATGACATCATAGCCTTTTGAGCTGACGAAAGAAGCGTAGAACATACCGTCGGCAAATACGATGCTGGTGCCTGCTTTGTTAACTTCATTAAGCCATTTCGTTATCGCGGCGGCGGCCTCGTCTCCGTAGTTCATTCCGCTTATATAGCGTCGCTTTTCCTTGCCATCATACGTCACAACATATCCGAGCGAACTGCGAAGATTCCATGTGTGATTTCGGTAATCGGCTTCGATCTGCTGGAGTTTAACCGCTTCACGAGCCTTCTCATCCATGAAATCTACAACCTCCTCTTCGATGCCGTCGATAAATTTGGTCAGGTCCGATATGTCCTTTTCAATTTTCATTACAGTTCACTTGTATTGCGCTTGATCGCCGCTATGTCTTCCCGAATTTCCGTCAGAGCAGCCTTCATAACAGCTGTATTCCCGTTTATTTCGACGATCTCCATGTAGGTCATAACAGCGTACCGGAGCAGCTCATTGTCCACTTGTACGCTTGTATATATGGCTGTTTCGATATTTCCGATGGAGTTCAGCAGCCCGATAATAGATTGAGTTTGCATCATCACATATCCTCGGATGTCGGTAACCTTGCCTTGAATGTCCGTGAATCGGCCGTTTAACTCGTCGCCGGTATCTTGAGACATGGCCTGAAATCCGCGAGATGTCGCCTCTTGGCCCCCTGCTTCTGTCTCCCACTGCAGACCGCGCTCCTCGGCGGCCTGTTTGAGCCGCTCCCATAATTCTTGCCCTACCTTTTGCTGGGCAAGAACATCATCAAGCATTGTATCTACAACTCCGGCAAGTGCATTGTACCTCTCTTCATCTGAGAGTGACAGATCCCGATTTATGGCGTCAATTTTTTTCTGCGCTTTTTCTATTTCGGGTCCTATAGTTGCCGTGTATAACACCTGCTTTGCAAGATTCTTAAGCATATTGCCAGCCGCTTCACCAAAGGCATCCGCGGCATTTGTTCCTTGTTCGAAAGAATCAACCAACGCATCGGTCAGCGTGGTTCCTAATTCACCGAACATATCATTGAGGTAATCATTGACAGCCTTTATTGCTTCTTCATATGTCTCCCAATTATTTACCAGTTCTTTGAGGTACGTCTGATTTTCTTTGGTTAGATGTTTAAACGTGTCACTATTTCCTTCTACAAATTCTTTGAGGGCTTGCATATTTACATTATTGCCTTCAAATAATTCAGGGAGCATGTCTTTAAGAGATTTATACTTTGCACTTCGTAGCCAAGTAGAATGTCTAACTTGAACCTGCATATTGGCAATAGAAGCATAAAGATTTTCCCACTCTTTTGCTCTTTTTCGTAGATTTGCCAATCCTGTGGCCTCGCCCTTGCTACCGACAAATTCGAATTCTTCTCCACGATTTCTAATTTTATCCATTGTTGCCTGATAGGCATTCATGGCGTCAGTTAAGGCTGTTACATTATTAACATAATCCCCAAAGGCATCGTGACCGAAAATTGTGGAAAAAATATCCGAGTTTAACCGGGCGCGTTCATTCATCACGCGTAGTTCTTCGTTTAATTCTTGGGCTTCTCGGATATTCCGCTCCATTGAAGTTTCCGTATCTCCGAATATACTGGCAATACTTTGTATGACTTTCAACGCAGCTTGAATAATGGCCAAAATTACAGATGCCCGTTCTACTTTTTGGATGGTGGTTGCTGCTACTTCTCCTGTCTTCTCAATTCCTTCTGCCGAATTTTCCGCAAGGGTTTTGATGCTGTCGATCATTTTCAGTGAATTGACAGTAATCTTGCTCGCGGTCGATATTACTTCTCCCATCGCACCGCCCGCAGCTTCGCCGATGTCGTTAAATTGTCCTTCAATTTTAGTGAGCGTGCTGTATAGTTTCTGCCACTTTTCAAAGGATTCGCTGTGCTCTTCGTCGCTTACCGGGTCCAATTTATTAATGGCGGATAATTGTGCCCGAAGAACATTTATTTTATTTCGCAGATCATCCCCCTGCTCAGAATCCGAAGAAGGGAGTTTATTAAATTCATCTTCAAGCGTTTTTAATGCAACTTTTATCTCTCTCTTTAGTTTTTCTATATCTTCTTTTGTCTTGCTGATTAGGCTATTGACAAAGTCGCCACCTTCTACCTCAAGGGCAGCCATCGCGGCGTCTTTTTCGGCTCTCAATGCTTCGGCCGTTCCCGCGTCTTTTGCTAAACTGATTTTTCTGTCGTAATACTCTTTCGTAGCTTGCATTTTTTCTAAAATGGTACCGTACTTCATGTAGTACTCATTCCACGCATCAAGCTGTTCATTAAGGTATTCTTTGGTATTTTTTATCCCAGCTTCTGACAAAAAGGCATTCATCCACTCTTCGTCTTTTAAAGCTTGATTGGCTTCTCTCACCGCTGTTGCATATTCTCTTACTCCTTCTGCAGCTTTGATGTTGTCGGCGTAATATACTCCTTGGAGTTTGTGGTATTTTTCGCCGGCAGATCCATCGGCAGCAACGTTTGTGGCTATAACGAGTCCCTTTGTATCTGCGGCAAGGATATCTTGCGCTCCTTCAAGTTGGGTGTATATGTAATCTTCCAATTCTTGCGGAGACAAGATATCCCCATTGGGAAGGATAGGAGTGACTAATATTTCAGTCACTTTGCCCTTGGCGTCCAAAATGCCAAATTGACTGCTGAAAACGGTGGCGATACCTTCTCCTGCATCCTCCCAGCCTTTCTTTACCAATTCTGCCGCTGCAACAAGTGGCCGAGCTAAATGCTCGACGTTTCCTTTGTATTGGGCTACCATCTGTTGCCCGGCAAGGAATCTTTCCGAGGATGTGTCATTCTTGTACTGGGCATCAATTTCTTTTTTTTGTAACTCAAATAGCTTTTTTTCTGCTTCTTGTATGGCTCGCGCGCGCTTTTGGTAGTCGAGGTCTATTTGCGCAAGTTTCTTGGCCGTTCCGTCTTTCATGGAGTCAACCTCGGCCTGTAACGCATCGTCCCGGAGCTTTTGCAGTTTCTGATTGAGTGCCTTCAGGTTGCGCTCTTGGTCGGATGCGGCCTTTTCTGCGGCGCTTTTGGCTTCATCACGGGCTTTTTTTGCCTCCGCGTTGAGTTCGGCAGGGGTTTTTACTGTATATAGTTTCTCTGCTGCAGGAGCAAGCTTTTCGATGCCGGCATTTATCGCTGCAATGAAGGCATCTACATCTCCTTCATAGCCCTCGTTTATCTGCTTCCAGATGTCATCTCCTTCTTCGCCCATCTTTTTTAGGGCTGAAATGAATTCTTCCCGGAATTTAGATAATCCTGTTCTGCTTTCCGCAAAACCTTTGGCACCCCATATTGCATTCGGACCGCCTTGCCCCATATCCGCGTAAATGTTTATTGCCTTTTCATATTCTTTTCTGTATTCTTTTAAAGCGCGGGAATAATTGGTATAGGCGTCGCCAGTTTGTTCAATACGGGCTATACTTTTTTTCTCCTCTGTAATAAGCTCTTGGGCGGCTTTGGCTTGTGCAACCTCAATAATTGCATCACGCAGGTTTTCATAGGCGCCGACGGCATTTCCGACCATAATCTGTTCTGCGGCCATATTGCCGAAATAGGCAGGGTAGATGTCTTGCAGCTTCTTGACGGCCTCGGCCCGTTCTTCATAGGGCTTGGAGAGGTCGGTTGCGGCATTATACAGCAGGTTCAGTTTGGTTAATTCGGATTGGGCCGACACAGAGCCTTGAGCCATCGCGGAATTGAATTGCTCAAGGGCGGCAGCGGCGGCATCTATTGCTGTCTTGCCTTTAAACAGCGATGTCACCCAGCTCGTTATCTCCTTTCCGTAAAGGGTAAGTACGGTAACTCCGGCGACAAGCAAAGTTTGCCACGAGATAATTGATTTGGCGATCTGCTTCCATACCGGAATAAACGATTGTCCGGTTTTTTTAAGTTCCTCTACGGATTTTCTCGCTTTGGATATTTCATCTGCCAGCATCGGCAGGTTGTTGGATATGGCCGAAAAGAACACTTGAGGACCATACGCCAACGCTGGCAATTCACGGGCGACTTGCTGAATCTGGAATCCGAGGTTATTGAATCCCGACGCATAGTCGCCTACCTTGCGGTTGTGGATGCCCATTGTAGCATCGAGTTCTTTAACTTTCGTGTCAAGGGATTCGATGTTTTTGAGCAGGTTTTGCCCCCAGCCGCTTGTTCGTTCGCTTTCATTCAACGAGCGATATACGGTGCGCATTCGTGATAGGGCTTGCGACATCTCATCAATGGACCCTCTTGCAACCTGTTCGAACTTGATTTGATTGACTAATTCTTTTCTGGCGCGAGATATGGCCTGTTTGTATTCCTCGATGGATAGCGTAGCTTCAAGGCGGCTTGACTTCTGATTCTGCGTCAATTTCATGCCTTGACTCTCCGCTTTATTCAGGCTGTCTATCTCCGATTTAAGACGCTTTATTTGAGCTTCGTATTGAGATATGAGGATGACATTCTCCTTTTTTGAAGCATTGACGGTTTTTAATTCTTCGATTAATTCATGATACGCTGCCGTCTCGGCCTTGGCCGCTTGTGCCCCGGCTGTAGATTCCCCACCTGTGTTCCCTATAGTGGCCGAAGCCGCTGTTTTGGCCGCCGCATCCATCGCCTGACGTTCCATTTGGGCAATCTTGCGCATGGACTGCTCCACACGGGCCTCCATTTCTCCGATCTTGCGGTTTATGACGTCGAAATCCTTGGTGCTGTCAGGGATGTCTGCCAGCACGCGCCGCAACTGCTCAAGCATGCTGATGAAGCTCTTGAGTTTGTCGGTTTCCGCATTTATTTTGAATGATAAAGCACTCATTGATGTATTTTATTACCTCGTCTTTTATTACCTCTTCTTTTGGCCATTTCGGCCCCCGATCCTTTGACTATCTTTTTCTCGTCGCCGACGAGCGTGCGGACCTTGTCCGTCATCATCAGAAGCATGGTAGGGTAGTTTATGCCCTGAAACGCCTCTTTGTAGGATATGTTCAGCTGGTCCATCATCGTCGCCATGATCCCGGTTATAGTGTTGTTGCCGACGGTCTCCGCAATGGTATTGCGCCGGGTCTTGTCGATCTTGACCGAATCGAACAAGTCTTTCCCCGACACTATTTCTGCTATAGCGCAGGTGGCGTGGGATATTTCCTCATAGGAGGCATATCTCTTGGCGTACCATAGAAATACCTTCTGCGCCCACTTGCGCCGGAACATAAGCCGCGATATTGTGCCCAGAGAGAATCTTTGCCGGCCTTGTATCGACACATCTATCCGCCCGGCAGCAAAGGCCCTTGCCAAGTCTTTGACAAAAGGCTGGTACATCCGGAATGTGAACATTCCGAGCTTTACCGCGACATGATGCTTGTTCAGCAGTGACCGGGCGACAATGTCCGCTGATTTAATCATGATCTTTGGATATGGTTGTCGCTAATCCCTCCATCACGGCGGCCACCGATGCAATGTCCTCCAGCGGAATCATCAGCAAGGTTTTCTGATAGCAGTCGAACAGCTCGGCGAAGGTGCTTCGCTTCATAAAGCGACGGCACAGGAGCCATGCCCTGAGGCGGTGGAATATGCTCCGGCTGCCCACGATTGCCAGCGCAACGCTGTAGGCCATTGCGGCTATGCATGCCTTGCTTTCATCCGGCTCTTTTTTTACGTCGATTGCCGTCATAATGCGGGTGGCGGTCATCGGAGACATTTTGTATATCGTGTATCCTTTTGAAGCGATACGTATGCTGATAAAGTCTAATTTCATGGTAATTGTTATAATGGAATAGGGGTGAGGGGCTTATGCCTCCCACCCCCGTACTTGAATGTTGACAGGTTGCTAAATGCTCTCCTCTTCGGAAGCATCGAACCAGTATTCCGAAGAAACCGCTGCGTTGTCGGGTTCGAGTGCCGTGGCCACAACGCCAATAGCACTTGCGCCGTCGGTCTGGGCGTCGCGTGCGATAACCGACGCCTTCGGGAATACGCAGTACTGATTGTCTTCGGTAAGGGCAACCATGAACCTCTCGATTATTACCACGCCCCGGTTGCGCTTCCACGACGTTGCGGTTGCGGTGCCGCCCATGAGGTCGGCCTTCGTCGAATAGTCGTATTGACCGATGGTGAAACTCATCTGGATATTTCCCATCTCGGTCGATTGGCGGTATACGCCGTTTGTGAGCTGATTCCGGTACTCGGTGGTAGACGGTTCCTCCTCCTCGATACTCCATGTATCTTGGTGAATGTTCTCGACCTGCTTGGTACTCTCGTCGCTCAAGAGCGTTTTGAGTGAAGCAAGGGTGACATCCGCCGTGACCCTTGCAGGGTCTCCGTAATACAGCTTCTTGATTCCTACTGCTGTTACTTTTGCCATTGTTTTAGTTGTTTTTAATGTTCAATACTCTGAATAATACCCGGATATAGACATAGTGGCATCCTAAGTTCGGATCTTCCTCGCGGCCGATATTTTCATATCTGTACCTATATGCGGATTCGTCGTAAGTGCCGTAGGTCCATTCCTTGAATCTGGCTTTCGCCGCTCGTTCAAGCTCGTCCAGACGCTGGAGATTTGCTTTTCCTTTAATATCGGGGACACATAAGTTGACAGCGATGAAGCAATCTTCCCAATACGTGGCGGGGGTTTGCGGCGAAGTAGGCACTACTACAATGCGTTCCGTCTTTATCCTACTTTCGGGCGTCGCCCATGAAGGAAATGCCTTAATGCCGAAGAGAGAACAACTTTGAATAAGGATGTTTTGTGCATCTGCGGTGGTTATCATTGCATAATCCTTTTAAAGCCATATCTTGGTGCTTTCATATCTTTGTCCGCTTTTGTAGAACCCCAATACGGGGTATGATACCGAATCTTCTAAAGTGGATCCTATTTGACTGCCATGCCGGTGATCGAATATGTTCCTGCCTCGATTGTCAATGATACGAACCTCTTCTTTTTCTTCAATTGGTTCTATGTTGGGCGGCATAATCACTTCATAAGTGTATTGAATAACTACCCCATTTTGTGATTTGATGAATTGCGCTCTCCCGTTGTAATGGGCATTGCATCTACCGACCACCCGCCATTTGTTGACGGCTGCATCCCATATCTCCAATGTATATGGAAATCGAATCATAGGTCCATAAAGAAGATTTGTGGTTCCGGGTCAAATTCGGCGGCAATATCGGTTAGGCCATTATCCTTTGCAAGAGCACAGATGCGCTTGCGCAACATATCCGTATCATATCCGAGGGAGTATCCTCCGTTGCCTTCGGACGAAAGAACGATGAGCTGTTTTAAAACGTCGATTGCTGCCTTTGCAACAGAAATCCTATAGCAAGGTGCATATTCGTCTTTTACAGACATCTCTGCGTCCGTGCAGGCAATCGTAATCAGATTATCATCTACGTTGTAAGGATATAGCCGTGCCGATATTGCGTCGAAAACCGTCATGTCCGTATTTGTTAAGCGTTCATAGTGGACAGATCGAGAATAGCGATTTTGTTGGGTGCCGTGAAGTTCGGGATCCACTCGGCTCCGTATTCGTTAAAGCGGCCCTCTTCGGTTCGCCAGTTCGAGATCCACATACCACCTTCAAGCCGCGTATACGTCTTGTTCGGAACGGGATCGGAAATCTCGTACGGCTCGTGCCACATCATCTTGCCGATCTTGTCCTGTGGGAGCAGCGTAATGCGATTGTCCTTGAATACCTGCTTGCTCGTACCATCAGGCATCGCCACCATGTCGTCGATGATTCGGACCGGAGGCAGGCCGATACCCGCAAACACCTGATTAGTCATAGCGTCAGTGATGAGACCGCCCGAAAGAGCCATCTGTGCGCCACCGAGAATCATCTTGTAGGTGTTGGTGAATTCCCTGGCGCCGACAATGTTCTTGTTGAAGGTAGAACGCGACATCTCCATTACGGAGAACCGGCCCATTGTCGGCCGCAAAGCCTCGATCTGACTTTTCAGGTAGGTGATAAAGCTGTCCTTGTCTGATGTAGCCGGGGTAATGCGCTTGACAGGCAACTCCATGTCGAGCAACGCGACACCTTGCGGGTTATCCGCAAGAGAGACCGACGCTCTGCCGTCGGAACGAAGATCGCCGACTACGAGATCCATGCGCTTGTGGGGCGCAAGGCGAAGCTGACGGATGTCGTCGTAGATGTAGTTGATGATGGCATTCATCGCGGCCGCCTGTTCTGATGTGCGTGCGGAGTTGAATTTGTCGATGAGCGACTTGATCATATCCAGACGGTCGTTATCCATCTGATAGCGGTCCCCCAAGTAGGCGACTTCACCGTATCCACTCCCCAATGACTTGCGCTCCCGGAGAGGTTTGTTGGAGTTGCGGTCGATGATTGAACCTGCCGTCACGCCTGTTACGGTTCCGAGATATGCTTTGAAGATTCTGGATTTGGTTTCCTCGAAGTCAAGATATCGCTTCCAGAATATTTCATCTTCTTGCAATGCTGTAGTGCGGTCGATGACCGCCTTGACGACATTGGGGTCGTTGAAAAGAATTTCGAGTGTTAATTTCATCGTTGTCGTAGTTTAGAAGGTGAACAGGAAGCGTGAAGTGAGCGACTCTTTGTCTTTCTCAGAAATCGGAACGTATAGTTTCGACTCCCTAACTTCGTAGGCTCTGCCGATGGCCGCAACTGTCGCACCGGGTTCGACTTTTGTTACTGCATAATTGAGGAAGTTGGCAGTTGCCTTCGGCGTCGTCCCATCTGCGGCAGTGGTCTCGAATAGCACGGCGTCGGCTTCTGCGGCGAGTGCCGCACTCATCGTAAGTTCGTCGTATTTATCGTTGTTAGTATTGATGCTTGAAACAGTTGCACCACTGGTACCATCACCTAAGTGCATGCCTTTGTAGGCAAGTGATCCTTTGGCAATCTTGATCTTTGTACCGGTAGTCACTTTTTCAACTACCTTGACGTTCTTAACCGCGGATGCTTTGCGCGTCTTCAGATCGACGTGCAGAGGCGTAAGCGGCATAAGCATCGTTCCATTCGGGACATTTGTGTCCTCGAAATTGAAACCTCCGGAAAGTCTGTAGACTGTGTCAAATCGGCACAATTCTTTCAGTACGTCCATCGGATTCAGGTTGTAATGAAATCCTGCGGGCATTTTTTTACTTGTTTTGGTGTTTAACAATGTCTTCTGTACCCTTGTTAATCAGTTTGGCGATGTCATCTCCGCTATTGGGGATGCCGCCACCCTGAGCGGGCGCTTCGGATAACTCGAAACCTGCGTCAGCCAGTTCCTGTCTTGCGCTTTTGAAATACTCGTCGAGATCGGCGTCTTGCGCGATGTTTAGTTTGGCTGCGAATTTTTCAGGGATTCCGTACTCTTTGGCTTTTGATGCGATGGTGGCAGCTCGCTGCGCGGCCTGCTGGGTTTGCAACATTGCCGCTGCCTGCTCCTCACGGAGTGTTTTCAGCAATTCAGCCTTCATAGCTTCGGGGTCAAAGGGATTTCCGGGTTCGTTTTTTTGCTGCTCGCCCCCGTTAGCAGGTGTCGCGTTTGTCTTGTTGGCTTTGGCTTTCTCGACTGCCGATGTTACTCGGCTATCAATTTCGGCCTGCATTGCCGAAAGTGCTGACTTTTGCCCCTCGACTACTGCGTCAAGGTTCTCGTCAGTAATCAACCCCGTTGCGGCCAGCGACTCGGCTACCCCGTCGATTGCTTTGGAACTGAACCCCAAGCTGCTATACTTGGTTTTCAGCGCTTCAATAATTTTTGCTTTCATTTCAGGTCTATTGTATTGGATATGTCATTGTAGTCAAAGCATAAAAAAGTCTGTTGGCTTAGAAGGCCAACAGACTGATTTTAATTATTAGTTGTTATTTCGTCGATGTCTGTCGCTTGATCCTCCACAAGCTCAAGGCAAAGATTTCGACGGTCACGTGAATTACCAAATACTTATGTCATTTTTTAACATTGGAAATTATTTTTATTTTTCCAATGCTTTCATGGCACTTCCCTCTTTTGTGTCGTTACTTTCGATAAGTTTTATTTCATCATCCACATCATCTACAAGACCAGCCAGCATTACACCGGTTTTGAGCGAAGCAATGGGTTTTCCACATGCGTCTGTAGCATTTTTGATCTTCTCGGCTATATCGTCGATACTGAAAGGCTGTATCTCGGTTTCAATATCAATAGTCTCTGCAGCACGCATGTACTCCGCATTTAAAGATCCTACGGCAGAGACAAGAAAGTTGTATCTGCGCTGTATGTGCTCGCCGATTACTTCTGCATGATTATCGACGGCAAGATTAGTTCCCATAAATAGGAACTGAAACGCTCTGCCTGACGGAACGTCTCCAAGCCCTTTCAATGCTTCCAGCGAAAGTTGCGGAGTGTTGGTCAGTTGATAGGCTTTACTCCAAAGGCCATCAAGTTCCAACCGCACTGAATCACTTGCCTGATCCCAATTCAGATAATACACTTTTCCGCCGTTGGTGATCTTTATCATCCTGTTTTTCCCTGATTGCTGAGGAGTGCCGTGTATTTCACCTTCAAGAATAAGATATGGGAAGAAGCATCGATCGATACAATCTGCGAAGTTAGACAAAAGGCGCTCCAAGCGTTCGCGGATAGGTTTGATGGTATGGCATAGAGTTTTGCATCTATACGAATATATGGTAGGGTTCTTTGCGAATCCGTGCTTGAATTCGCCGACTTTGATCCAATCGGAATCAAGTCGCCACTTATACACCTTTTCATCTGTGACAGTCATGAAGTATTCTACTTCGGTTCCATCAACTTCTTTTACGGAGTATTGGCGACTTAAAGCCAGATAGTCGCCAGAATCGTCAAAAAGGGGGTATAGTTTGTCTCCCCTAAACGGCGACCATATTGCACAACGCAACTTGTATTTGGGTGATACACTACCCCCGAATGCTTTTTTCACCTGAGCCAGCATCTTACGCCAAAAACCTTCGTCCTTAACGGCGTACCAATATTCAGCAACTTCGGTCTCAGAGAGCCAAGAGCGGACGAGACGTTTGTTGTTGTAGCGCATCTTGTTTTTTCGGCAGATGCTGTCTATGATGTTGAGCAGCTCTTTTTCTTCCTCATTATTCGGGCTGCAATTTACCTTGGGATCCTTCCCGACGGTCCATGCAGTATGAATGTTCGTAATGTCCTGCTCTAAAGGCAACGGGATGCGGTTTGTCGGATTTACATCGTCTTTTTTATATCGAGCTGGGATGACTTTGCCTGTCTTCGGGTCCTGCTTGGCCTCTTCAACGATAACTTTTCCGTCAGGGCGAATTTCAGGATCCATTACATCGTGTTTGTCAGGGTCCCAATCTTTATACAATGTTTCTGCATCGGGCAGAGGAGTGCGACGGTGCTTGAGATAATCAATCTTTTCCGCTTCCGTGGGTAATGCAAATATTTCCTGTAAGGTCTTCATACAGTTTTATTAAAAATATCCTTCGTAATTTTTCACATGTTGAATTTTACCGAGTATCTTGCCGAGTACATAATATCGTACCGCATCGATTAAGTGGTCGGCCTGTCCATCGGCAGGGGTGTTTATGGGCCTGCCGTCTTTATCCTTCCCCCATACGTAATTTCGGAACTCCATGAGCATATTGTATGATCGTTCAGTTACGTATATTTCCATCTCAAGCATTTTATCAATGCCAGCTATAATTGACCTCCCGCTTTTGTCTACTGGATATATCATGATTCCAGCATTGGCGATTTCGTCAATTAGACGCGGATCAGCGGATTCAGACATGACTTGTAGATCAGGGACCTTTTTTAACTCGACAATGATGTCTTTTGTAAGCATATGGGTACGGTAACACAACTCGTCAATATACAGACAGTTATTGCCAATCATTCCACATTTTGCTATGGCCGTCGGATCATTGGTGTATCCGAAGTCCTGCCCGATAGCTACATTCTCGCACCAAGCAGGGAAATCCTTGATGATATGTATATTCTTGAATATCGCTCCTTCGGCGACGTCTTCCCATCGTCCCATGACAATGTGAGCATATTTATCGGGATTTTCGACTTTCATCCGTTCTACTTCCCGGATAAATTCTTCGCTCAGATTCTCTATGTTGTCCAAATATGTAGTGTGTATATGCAATACATTTGGATGTGTGCTTATTTGTACATCTACGCCATCATATTGGACGATCTTATGTGTCTTCTCAATATACTTGCGATAAATGAAGTGGTTGGAATCAGTAGGGTTCATAATAATGATAACCCTATTTTGGATTCCCTTCTGACGAATCGAAAGCACGAGTTTGTCAAAGTCTGTTTCACTCGTCCATTCTTCGGCCTCATCACACACGAAAGTTGTGATTCCTTGTATGGATTTGAGCTTGGCCGTTTGGTTGCCGGATGATGTCTTGATACCCCGGAACAGCACCTTGCTTCCTGACACTGTATTTTCTATATCAGTCTTGGTGGTATGGAAAAAATCGCTGGTGCCGTCAGCTTCTATCTTCTCTGTAAATTCCGGGATGACAGATATGGCGGCAGATGTCATTGTATAGCGGCAATACAGAATAATATGCCCCTCCTCGAATGTTAGGCGTTCGACAAAGGCGCCGGCATTAAACGATTTCCCGCTGCCTCGGCCGCCGGTTATCAGAATGATAAAATGCTCGGTATCGTCATAAAGAGGAAGATATATGTCTTGCGGCTCAATCATTTTTTACGTATCCGATCTTTTATCCATTCTCTAACAGGAATGGAACCTTTTAAATCGATCTCTTTTTTCTCTGGCGCATCATAGCCCAGCATTTTGGATATGCGCTCGATGGTCCATGATTTGCCATGCAACTTTAGCTCGATCCCGTTCTTCCCCTCCTTGATGCTCTCAATGGCTCGGACCTGCCTGTCAGTGAGCTGGTCGAAGTCCTTGAAAACAAGTTTTTGAACTTCTGTATATTCGACGGGAACCCCTGCCTTCTTATCGCGTTTGCTTTGGGGCAGGGGGACCCGCTCTGTAACCAGATTTACATAGTCTGTTATGCGGGCTTCCAGTATTGCGCCGAGTTCTTCCAATACCCGCTCTTTGGATATGTCGCTTGCCTTCTGCAATTCGGTCTGCAGCTCTTTGACCCTTTGTGTTACCTTTGTGTCGGATAACAATTGCGAGGCGTTGCACCAAACAGAATCATCACTCATCTTCGAGCAGTCATACGCAAATCGGTAAGCCTCGGACGCATTTCCGCATTCGAGGTACTTGTTGCAAAACTTCTCCTGTTTTATGGTAAGACCTTTTGCCATGATATATTATTCAGAGCAAAGGTTGTTGCGGTCCCGTGAATTACCAAAAGGCGGAGTGAAAAAGTTTTTCCCGTCTATATGGTGTTGTACCATCTTCTGGGTATACTTATTGTCTGTCTGTATTCCCTGCCGTTTGGCGAGTATTTCGTGACGAATAAATTTCTTGCAGCGTAATGCCGTTGCGTTTATGGCGATCATCAATTCGTCACGGTTCATAAACAGCGTGATGTTGCCCCTGTCATCCTGTGGTACCAATCCTTTTGCCTTTCGAGTCATAAGAAAAAAGTCTGCTGGCGCATGACGGCCAACAGACTTCCTAATCACGTAACTCCAACAAAAAGGTATTTCCGATTGTGTCCGTTGCTTGCGCCATCACAAGCATCTGGGACAAAGGTGTGCACGTTCGGCACATTATGCAAGAGTTTGGCGAAAAATTTTCAGATTTTTTTTGCACTTTTATTCTAAAGACGGTAAATTGTTCAAAAGGTTTGTGTTTTGCTATAGGGAAAATCTTATTTTGGTGGGTAATATTGTTCAAAAGGTACAAAAAAAGCCCCGGATTATCCGAGGCCAAAGAAATATAATGTTGGAGGGGGTTATTTCTTCTCTTCTTCACTTTCTCCTGCAACCTGAAGCCTTTTGTTGTTGAGTAGATCCATCATGTCAATAAGATGAAAATTATACTTACCCATCGGATATGATGCAGTCATATTTGCAATATAGGCTCTCAGGTTCGTAATACATATGTTGACGCCGGAGTGAAGTACTAAAGCATCTAGTTGGGTGTCTTCATCCACTTTGGTATTCATATTGAAAACTCCGCACCCTTCCGCCATTATGCTGTACCCGGCCTGATTGTCAGGATTTATTTTAACAGATACAAAGACAAAGTAAACCCCTTCCTCTTTATTCTGATGTATGTCAAAATCTATGTCAATAGGGTAGCGAGCCATGAATTCATTACATGACATATCGCCGGATACCTCAGTAACGGGTTGGAAAGTGCATTTACTTCTTAGTATCGAAAATTCTCGTATTTCTAATTCTGAGGGTTTTGCTAACATCTTTATGCGGCATTTTCGGGTTTAAGATCACCTGATTCAATAATGATTCGATTCGTTGCATCTTCTCCTTTTGTTGTGGATGACATGCAGGACCTTTGGGCAAGCAACGATTGACCCAACTTAGCATAATCTATCTTGTCTTCCCTTATTGCCTGCTCGATTGGTTTAAATCTTATTTCAGGTATATAACCGAAAGCTAAGGACAACTCCACAAACTTGGAAATGCGATGATCGTAATTGCCATTGAATAATTGACTCACGTAACTTTTGGTAACTCCTAAATGTTCCGCCAGCTGAACTTTATTCTTGTTTTCTTTTTTCATAAAGTTTCTGGCGCAATTATAAAGAGCTACTTGTATTTTCGTGATCCAATACTCAGGCGATGATAAAATCTCATTCCGTTTCATTGTTATCTGTTTTTAATTCGTTAATAGGGGGAATGCTTTTGATGAATCGCGTCAAGCGTTCTATGTCGCGTGGCTGATCGTTCTTATATCCCCCGCATACTATACAAACATTTGGCTCTTCTCTTAATACGTATATGCGCAAGTTCTTATTCTTGAATTCATATAGATTATCTGTTCCTTGAATTTTGCGAAACTGGCTTAATGTCAGATGTTGAACATCAAGTATATCCATTAGTGCAAATATTCTTATCAGAGACTTTTTATCCAGCGCATTTCTCTCGACCTCCTCGCAATACTCGTCAAATTCACAATACTTATCTTTTATTAATTTATAAAATTCAAGTTTGGGGTTGTTGACAAGTTCCAGCTTTTGTTTCGCAAAGATACTCATAAAGGTTTGGTTTAGCAATAGCTTAACTGAAAATGTTTATCAGTTTTTTTTATAGCATTATTGGAGGTGCATATTTTATGCCACTGAAAGAGATAATGTCTTCTATAAATTTTTGCATGACAATTTGAATTCTGTCTTATACTTAAGATGCTTGGAGATGAGGGGCATTATCCAACCTGTTTCAGGAGGATTGTCTGAGTTTGCTATCCTTGGTCCAAAAATCCCCCCCCCCACGACTTTTTGCGGCATAACATGCTTATGCACGCACCACTTCTATAACTATAAAGAACATTTTTTAGCCCATCGCAAATTTGCCCATTTTGAAAGGAGGGTGTAGGCCTCCTTTCGGGTGCAATCTGCACGATGAGCGCGTCACAGGTTTTCCGTTAATTCATCTTGCCCTTCTTTGATCGCACCCACTCTTCGAGAGAGGACTTCATCATCGCCCTTCTGAGTCAAGTGCTTGATGATCGCATTCTGCTCTTCGACGACTGCGGTCACTTTTGCGAGCTGCTCTTTCAGGGTGTTGATGTAGTCCATTGTAAGTGGGTCCATCTCCTGAGTTTTTGTTGAGTTAGTAATAGTGTTATCTTTTTGGGTTTCCCCGGTATTTTCATTTAAATAAATATTGATTTTATCGCCAAGTGCTTGTTGGAGTTTTAATATATGCTCTTCTCTTAATTTGCCTTTACCTAATAATATGGTAGAAACTTGCGGCTGTCTAAGACCCATAATTGCGCCTAATTCTGCTTGAGTTAATCCAAGCTCTGCTTTAAGTCTCTTAATATCAATCATTTTATAATCCACAAAATAACTATAATAAATAACTATTGAATTTATTGGATTAAATATTGCTATTCACCAATAAAACCAATATATTTGCAATATCAAACCTAATGCAAGTGCAAAGTTAAAATAGGTTTGAAGCATAAACAATGTAAAGTTATACAAAAAACGCATAAATAACCAAATAAAATAGAAATAAAACAATGATGACGGACGAAAAGATACAAGAAAACGCCTTTACAAAAGGTCTCGCCGTTGCAGATAAAATGCCGGGCAAAATAGGGACTATGATTCGGGAGGATTTACGCCGGGGGCTTGGTAATATTACCCCTCAAGCCTTGTGCTATCGGGCGAATGGTAATCTGGAGCATACGGATTTTGAGCGCAAAGGCATTGAAGAAACCTTTACCAACTACGGAATCAAAGAGCCTTGGGGGCTGGTGTAGCAATGAAAACCGACGCCATACTGAGCAAACGCGAGCGTGAAGTAATGAACCTCGTCGTGCTGGGATACTCGGCCCGCGAGATCGCAGATCGGATGAATGTCATATACCAATGTGTAGCGAATCATCTGCAGAGCATATACGACAAGACGGGGACCAAACGAACCTTGCAGGCGCTTGTTACATGGTATTTCACGGTGAACTTCGGCATCTCCCTGAATGTGTCCGAAATGACCCGGAGAATAGGGGCGGCGATACTTCTCTGTCTGTTCTCGGTCGAAGTGTTCAGTACCGATTTCGAGTGCCGCAGGTTAAGAAGCCCACGCCGTGGCCGGGCGTTCAGGATAGAAGAGTTAATAGAGAACGAAACCAAAAAGGAATAATAACAAGGAGTGTGTGGCGGAATGGTAGACGCCATATGATGATGGATAACCGAGAGCGTCAGGGATGGGACCCAAGCTCATTTATTCGCAGATATAAAGCGGCACGTGTCCGGCACGAGTGGGATAAACCCGGAAATAAAGCCCACAAGAGTCCGCGCTTACTCATCATATGAAACCGATTGCAACGGTTGCAGGTTCGAATCCTGCCGCACTCCCAAAATAGCCACCCAATGGGTGAGGGGTTTGATCGCTGGCAATTACCCCGCCGCAAGGTATAAAGCGATCCGTTAGGCCGATAATAGCGTTATCGGCGGGCCGTGGGCAAGGCTCGAAGTGATAGCCCCGCAAGAGCGAATAGCTTGAACGCGCAAAAGACTGGCATAGGTTCCGAAGCTGCGATGACATGAGCGGCGAGGACCACCGGGATAAATAAAGCATTATTATGCCTGTGCGGGTTTGATCGCCTTCACAGGCTCTAATGCAGGCTTTGTGCACACGTTCTTTCCAATCAGGGTAATTTAGTAGTTTTTCATTATTTGCATAGCGCAAAGCCTGCTTCATGCCCGCGCGCTGATTTGGAGGTTGGTAGGTTTTGGTTGACGTGGATGTTTGTGTGTGACGGCGCGCGGGCTTTTTTTTGAAACACCTTAAAACATTATAGCTATGAAGAGAGAGATTTTGAAAAAGAGAACCTTCCTTTGGTTCGACCTGACGCTCCGCTGGAAGATGTGGAAAAGGATCGAGGTGCTGGAGAGCGAAGTAGGCAAAGCTCTTGCGGAACGCGAAACTGCGTATCAGGATCTGGCAAGCATGAACCAGAAATTTCTGGCACTCACTCACGATCTTGATTCTATGCAAAAGCGAGTCCTTGAATTGGAGGGTAAACTCCAGAAGTTCAATCGGACCCGCGGCAAAAGCGGCAAATATGTGAAGTCCTATGACACACGATCCGCAAAGTAAGATTCTGGACTATCTCAAGGCCGGCGGCAGGCTTACGGTCCGCAAGGCCGAGAGACTCTACCACACAACGGAGCTGAGACGTATAATCAGCCGGCTCCGTAAAATGGGTTATTCCATTTGCTCGAACAGACAGAAGGCCGTTACGGAAGACGGGCGGCCTACGCAGTTTAACGAGTACTATATGCCACAGGTCGCGGATTCCTGCCAATAATCCGTAAATCGCATTTTAAGTTTGGTATTTGCCATTGGCCTGCTGTGAAGCCCGCGGATGGTGTGCCGTCGGCATTAAAGCCCTACGCGGTGGCGTGGGTGAGTGGAGATGTCGGCGGCATTTATTGAGCTATGGTGTAATGGTTAACACACCGCCCTTTGGAGGCGGTACTCCCGGTTCGAATCCGGGTAGCTCAACAGGGATTCATTCCCAGTTGTGAGTTGATCGGGCGCTTGACGCGCTAATCACAACGGAAGCGAAAGAGGGTATATCCCTCGACAATCCGAGGCCGCGTGAATAACAGTAGCAAGGCCGAGGCGGAAGCCCACGAAACGGGTATAAGAACACAAACCGGCGGCGCGAAGCATAGTAACGCCGCCACCGCGGGGGTAGTAAGAAGCCCCCGCTTCTTTTGGATACAATCAGCTGCTATGAATAAATATCTTCAAGAACTCAAAGACAACGGGCTGGTCCCCTTGCGACTGGACAACAACACGGTTCTGTTCGTACCTCCGGAGAAAGCCAACCGAAAGTACAAGGATAAGTACCTGAAAAATGCCGAGAGGGCGCGGAGGATGGCACTTAATTTGAGATAGAGTAAATGAAAAAGTGGAGTGTCCTACCACTCCACGACGGCATTGGTTAAGCTACATTATTAACCGGTACCCATATTGCAAAAACTTTAGCGTTTTTGGGATAAATAATTTTCCCATTTTTACGGATGTATTTGCAAAATACGAGTTTATACAACTTGCCGTTTTTGGACTTAAGAGATTCCATAAATACACCTCCTTTCTTTGTTGCCTTTCGGCTTAAAATCTTGCATCCTACTGCAAGACAAAACCCGGTAGTAGGATACCGGGTCTTTTAAACTTGTGTTTTGGAATAATTTGAAAAGACGATGTTATTCCTTCATCTCTTAAGTCCAATGCAAATATAGGTGTATTTTACTTTACCTGCAACAAGTATAAATAATTACACACTTTATATTTGTTTAATATAGATAAAATCTATTTTCACTATGACAACCATTGAAGAGCGAGCAAAGCGTATTTGCGCAAATACTTTTTGTAATCAATCCCACGTGCCTGTATGCAAAACATGCGCATGGCGTCTTAATAGAGAGCCGGCAGAACCGCAATGTAGAGTCTCGGAATATAAAGACGTGATTAAGGACATATATGAGTCGGCTATTTGTCAGTTAATATTACAACGGGAAGAACTGACCCAATGGAACAATCCATTTGTAAAAGATATGCCTAAGGGCAATGTGATTGTGAAGTATATAGCGGTAGGGCGCCCTAACGAGCCGTATTATACGGTAGGTATGCGCGAACCTTCTGGGGTGTGGAGCTGCGAGAATGAATTAGCAACCTCCCACCCACGTTTCGAGATTGTCGGTTGGCGCCCTATCCACGAATAACGTGTAAAGAATTCTCGATTTTCTTTGCATGTTCGCACGAAATGTAAAGATTTTTTATATGTCTAAAATACTGAAAAACTATGCGAGATATTAATTTTCGAGGCCGTCGCCTTGATGGTAAAGGATGGGTCTATGGCTTCCTATTTGTTGAAAGGGGAATAGCATATATTATTACAGACTTAACCGGGTATGGATTTATCAAGTTCAAAGTTGATCCCGCTACCGTCGGCCAGTACACGGAGCAGAAAGACAAGAACGGCAAGGATATTTGGGAGGGGGACATAATTCAATATAAGAGTTATGCGGCAGGTAGAAGATGGTGGAGAACAACGGAGGAAATACCCGAAATAGAAAGGGAGGTTCAACGACAACGTGACGAATATGTGACTAAGCGGGGCGTGTGCAAATATTCTGATGGGAATTTTAGCGTAGATGGCATCTTTTTATTCTACGTGAAAGTTGGGGAAAGAATCCGAACTTATACATGTACTTCATGTGATGTAGAGGAGCGACAATGGGATTTCGAAGTAATCGGCAACATCCACGACAACCCCAAATTACTGAATAGCTATGAATGAAACACAATCCTTACGCATTGAGAACGGTCAGTTCATGCGTGGTAATTGCATCGTCGAACCTGAAATTGGGAACCGAGAGCAAATCGAATGTTTGCAAGCTTATGAAAAAGCGGCCCAAAAGGCTGCTGAAGAAGCCGTAACAAAGGGTATTAAATGCGAATTTTACGCGACAAATATTGAATATACATCTAACATCAAACTAAAGTGCCTTTGTGGAAAGGTATTGATGGACAGTAATAGCGCTTGCGGTGCCAACGATTCTGATGAATTAGAATGGCTCGAACTAGACTGGGATGATAATATAGTCATTTGTGGCTATTGTGGTCGCGAATACGAGATACAAGGCGGACGCGCCCGGTTAATTTCAAAATAATTTTGCAGATTCGAAATGACAACCAAACAAATAAAGTCGGTAATAAAGAAATTTCCGCATAGTGAAGTCCGAGTGCCTTTCACTTACCATCATGACTATTTGCGTGGGAACTGCCCAGCTCTCGCCGGATGGTCAAGGGCAGATATAGCAAACTCTACCGTTAAATTCGACAATAAAGAACTTTATGCGCTTGCTCTTTGTCAGATAATAGATGAAACAGATCCATATGATATTGCTCTCACTGCATTTACTGATGAAGATAGGGCTATTATCCGAGAATGTACGGCGCAGGCGAAAGAAATAGTAGCTTTTTATCAGAGAAGGTTTGCAAATATTGAATAATAATTTTGCAGATTCGAAATGAATTCGTATCTTTGTTTTCGCTACAGAACTGCATACGCAGTCATAAAAAGTACATAAACAGCCTTTGGGCGTGTCTCCGTTGCACTTCTACCCTGCGTAGTTGTGGTTCTGTAGCAAGAAATAGGGGGCACGCCCTCTTTTTACATATTGTTTAACTAACTTGTGTTCAACTAATGCTACAGAACAACACAAGTGGTATCCGGGTAAATAACACCCATACCACACCGCGCGCAAAGAAAAGCCGCACCGCATTCTATCGTTGCCATCTCAAGGCCAACAAACCCCTATTTTCATCTGATAGGGTCGATTACACCAACGTTATCCGCGCCACGTGCGAGGAGCATGCTTTAGGCTGTTTCCTTGCTCAGTTCCGCGTGCTCTATCCCGCGTATGCTGTCGTTGTCGGCACCATACTCGTAAGCCGGGTATTCCCCTCCAAGTCCAACCGTTAAAACAGGCCGCTATGGCACATCTTATCACCTTGTTGGCGTTCATCGCGCCGATTGCCGTGGTATTCGGCTGGGTGCTATCCAATCAGCACCGCGCAAAGGAGATTGGAAAATTGCTAACCTCAATATTCGAAAGCCATGAATGAGTTTACGGAAATCACGGTTAAATGCGTGTGGACGACGATAAAGGGGCGCATTTGGCGAGCCCAATACCGCCTGCGGTCAAAGGCTGTCCGGATACAATCCAAGGCCATCTACCGGGCATTGAAGAACGAGAACAAGCCCCGTATTTACCGGGTTGAAATACGATAGCCCATGAACACGCAATATTACACGACAACCACGTCCCCGGTGCTGACGTTCGAAGAGTATCATGATATTCCGAGCGAACATATAACTGGCCAGCGGTCGACATTCTCCCAGAGGGCCAGAACGCTGATGGAGGTAGACCTAAAGTTGATTTATCGGGCTATCCGCGAAGCCATTCAGAAGGATATGCGCGGTGATGAAGACGGCCGGGTCTATTCGGTTGCATACAAAATCTATGACATTCAGGCGAGGCATCACTATATGCCTGTTTATGAACGCCGATACGATGTCTTCGCCGGATGTTTCGAGGAGGTGCAAACCGGGTGTGAAGACAGCATCGAGGTTATTAATGTCACCGATATTGACGGCCGGATATGGCCCGGGCATATGGCCCGGTTGAAAAATTACGCAAAACGAAACAATTTATAACAATGAGGACAATCATTGAAGTTGCCATTGGCAACATTACCATCTTTAGCGCGAAGTACTCACGACGTCTTGCGGATAAAGAAATCCATAAGGTTGTGCGTGAAGGGTGCATAGGCATCGACCGGAGCAAAGCCGTGATAACCATTAAATACGAGTAGGCTTATGAAAGAGTTAATCGCTATCCAGTCGGAATTGAAAGCTCCCAAGGGGCAGTATAACAGTTTCGGGAAATACAAGTATCGGAGCTGCGAGGATATTCTCGAAGCAGTCAAACCGCTGCTCAAAGCGCATGAATGCGCGTTGAACCTTTGCGATGACATTGTCAATGTCGGCGATCGCTACTACGTGAAAGCCACGGCGCGCATCACCAACGCCTCCGGAGAATCGGCGACGGCCACTGCTTTTGCCCGTGAAGATTTCGACAAGAAAGGGATGGATGGGGCACAAATCACCGGTACAGCGTCGAGCTACGCTCGCAAATATGCCCTTAACGGGTTGTTTTGCATCGACGATACAAAAGATGCAGACACGGACGAGCGGCGAACCGAGAATACCAACCGGGTAGCTGCGCAAAGTGCAAAAACTGTACAATCCACTGAGACCCCGGCCAACGCTCCGGCACCTGCCCGCAAACGAATTACTATGGAACACCTGGATGACCCTATCACCTGCGATCAGCTGCTGAAATGGATGTACGGGGTTCTCACGACTGACAACTATGCCGCAGATTTTGACGCAGGGGCACGCCTGCTGAAATACCGCGACGCCGATGCCGAAGTCGTGGATCGCTTCTCGGCGCTCTTCGAATCATATCGTCAGGCACGCAAAAATGCAAAGTGATATGGAAGCACAGGTAATGTTGCTGCGGGAATCGACGCCCGCCGCCGAGCTGGCCGCCCGGGCTATCTCCTCGGTTGTAAACGGGGAGGTAGACCCGATCACGGCTCACATCAATATCAGCCGTATGGAGGCCGCCATCAAGCTCTTCAAGGAGAACACCTACGTGCGCGACATCACGCTGCGGGAGCTTGCCAAATACGGCAAATCGCACCAGTTCGGGGACTGCCGGCTGGAGGAGGCCGAATCGGGCGTAAAATACGACTATTCTATGTGCGGCGACAGCAAACTGCGAGATATGTATGAAACGCTTGAAGCTTTAAAAGTGGACATCAAAGAGCGGGAGATGATGCTGCGCAGTATGCCTGCATCGGGCTTGGCGGATCCGGAGACGGGGGAAGTGTTGTTCCCGCCCGCCAGGTCGAGCAAGACTATTATCAAGACTACTTTTAAAAAACCACTGCAATGAATGTATCCAATTCCGATATGCGCAGGGTGATTCGGGCGATTGATATGCTTCGTCCGCTCCCTGAACAATCCACGCGCGAGTGGGATGCCATCCGCAGGTTAAAAATATTCGCCAAAAAACAACAACGAAAATATGGTAAACAAGGTCATCATCATCGGGAATGTAGGTTCTGATCCCGAAGTTCGTGTATTGGACGGGGGCGCCAAGGTTGCCAGCCTGAGTGTGGCGACGACCGACCGTTACACCGACAGGCAAACAAAAACCGTAAAGGAGATAACGGAGTGGCATCATGTGGTGGCGTGGCGCAATACCGCGGATATCGTGGATAAATACGTGAAGAAGGGGGCGCAGATTTACGTCGAAGGTCGGTTGCGAACCCGCGACTATACCGACCGAGATAGCATCAAACGATACATCACGGAGATCATGGCCGATACGGTCAGGATTTTGGGGCGCAGGGAATCCCAGGCTTCATGCACCTCTACTACCTCCCAAATGCAATCTGACCCCGACGATCTTCCCTTCTAAGCCATGGATACATCTGAACTTAAAGAGATCGAGGAAATGCAGCTCTTCATTGAAGCAGAACCGCCTACTGAGCCGCAGGCAATTTCACAGCGCATGTCAGAACTGAGTGTGCGTATGGCGCGTAGCGGCTATCTCCTGTCGAAGGCGAAATACGAACAGGAGTTGGCGATGCTGAAAGCCTCCCGGCTGAAAGACCTGATACCTCTGGCGCCGAGTATCCAAAAAGAAATACTTCGGGCGTCCTGTGCCGAGGAGAACAAGGTCGTTAACATGCTCGACAGGATCAACCGCACGTGTGCCCATCAAGTAGACATACTACGTACGCAACTGAGTTTCGAGAAGGAGCAGATGCGCCAAATAGGCTATAACGCATGACAGATTTAGAACGGGAATACGACCGTGTTTTCAGCCTTTTTATACGTCATCGAGACTGTCCGGGTGGGCGAGGTTTCTGCATCACCTGCGGGGCGCCCATAGCGCCTGAAACATGCGATTGCGGGCACTATATAGACCGAGCTCACAGGTCTACGAGATGGGACGAAAGGAATTGTCACGCCCAATGCAGGGTTTGCAACAGGCATTCTGCTGGTCGCATTGGAGTTTACCGCCAAGTACTGATCCGAAAATACGGACTTGCAGTCGTTGAAGAACTTGAACGCAGTAAGCACAGCGTATTCAAAATGTCGAGGTCGGAGATGTCCGATAAGATCAATTATTACAAACGATTAATTCGCAATGTGTAACACTTCAAATAACAGTTGGATTAAGATGTACCGCAGCTTCCTCGATTGGGAGTGGTATCCGGATACGAACTGCGTACGGCTGGCATTGCATTTCATTTTGAAGGCAAATTACCGGGCCAAGAAGTGGAAGGGTTTAATCATTGACCGCGGACAATTGGTAACCAGCAGAGGACAGCTGTCCGAAGAGACAGGACTTTCGGAGATGCAAATACGCACCGCAATAGACAAGCTGGATAATTGCGGGTTTATAACCAAGTCGGGAACACGCAAATATACTATCATAACTGTCTGTAATTATGACTTATACCAACAAGCACAGGATGGTTTTGATAATGGTTGTCAACCAACAGATAACCAACAAACAACCAGCAAACAACCAACAGATAACCAACAAATAACCACAACTAAAGAATATAAGAAAGAAAGAATAGAAGAATATACACACACACTGGTAGATACTAAAAAGGGGGTTGTAGGGGGAAAAGAGACGGAGGCCGTGGAACTCATAGAATGGATCGCCACGAACGCGCCATGTATTGCTTCGATGCCCGAGCCCATAACTGCAGCACAGGCCGTGTGGCTGTTGCAGGACTACAACGTGAAAGATATTCGCCGATTGATAGCTACCATGCAAAGCAAGCAGGCATACCTCAAACACACGAATGCCTATACGGCTTTTGTCAGTTACGCAAAACTCGACAAGGCGCTTAAGGATGGCGGGCCGCCAAGTGTGCAATCCGGGGAAAAGTATTACACACGGGATGAAGCAATGGCCTACATTCGATTCCGTCGTTTGGGCGGCTCTCTTAAAGATAATTTCACTCTTGAGCGTGTGAATGGGGTGTATTTGTGGCGCTTGAAAGCCTCAGTCCCCTCAGTTAACCTTTAACGAATAAAAGATGGATAACAATCAAATAATGAGTTGTCAAGAAGAGTATATTTCTCGGATAAAACATGAGCTTTTGGGATTTTTTACCACGGATCAAGTATGCCGTATTGTTGAATCCCTCTTACTTGTTTGCTCAGATTATCGTATTGAAAAACATTCAACCTCTATAGTTTCGTATCAACCGGAATGTATTTCCGAAGCACAATTTGTCGTTCAGAATTTTTTAGTTGCCAAGTCGGTCGAAGGATTCAGTCCTCGTTCAATAGCGTATTACCATCAAATTTTAAAGCAGTTTTTCGCCTCGACGACCACCCAGTTTCCGAATCAATCACTTAAATGCATCAGTTCGGATGTTGTGCGGTGGTATTTGGCCATGCGTAGTGTTTTGGGCAAAGTCAGTAAAGTGACACTGAATAATGAACGACGTGTATTATCGTCTTTTTTTTCATGGGCATCATCAGAGGGATATGTTCAGGTCAATCCGATGCTTAAAATAAAATCTATTCGAGTTGATAAACGAGTAAAGGAACCCTTTACGGATGACGATATGGAAGCTATCCGGGGCTCTGTCAGAAATAATTTTGAACATGCTCTGGTAGAACTTCTTTATTCAACAGGGATTCGCTGTTCGGAGTTGGTTCAAATACGCATTAGGGATATAGATTTTCAGAATATGCAAATGAAGGTTTTGGGGAAGGGCGGTAAAGAACGCTATGTGTATTTAAATGCCAAAGCGAAACGGGCCGTTCTGGCACATATGTCACATGGTCACGTAGATTGTTACCTTTTTCCTGCATCTCGGTCATCGAATCATATATCCACATCTTATGTTCGGCAGGTTCTGCATGATATAGGGAAGCGGGCCGGTGTCTCAGACGTACATCCGCATCGTTTCAGGCGGACTACCGCATCCATGGCTTTGAGTCGCGGAATGCCGATAGATCAAGTACAAAAATTATTAGGTCATTCGAACATTGAAACAACGACGTTGTATGCTATTACGGATGTTGAAAATGTGAAATCAAGCCATAAAAAGTATTTGAATTGATGAAACAGCTATGTGACATATTGGGAGCCGAAACCGTAGATTCTATTCCATATCGCCTAAATGAAGTTCTTTTTTACGGCGATTCCGACCGGGATCCTATTTACCGGGCTATATGTGATATGTATGCGAATGATTTAAGCTATGATTGGTTTTATGATTTTTATCAGAGCTTGTACGCACAACGCAAGGATTTGAAACAGGACTTTACGCCAAAATCTATTTCGGATGTCCTGTTGCGTATATCTTCGTCAGATTCAGCCAAAATCACCTATGAGCCCTCTGCCGGCACCGGGTCTCTGTTGATACGTCATTGGTGGAGATCGCGTAACAATTATTCGCTATTTAATTACAGTCCTATTGATCACATTTACATTTGTTCTGAAAAATCAAGTCGCAGCATTCCTTTTTTATTATTCAATCTCAGCGTTCGTGGTATTCAAGGTGTTGTATTTCATGAAGATACTTTAACAGAAGAGTGCTCGTCCATATACTTAGTAGCAAACATATTAAATAATCCCCTTTGTTTTTCACAAATAATTCGATTGAAAGATGAAAAAAACGAATATAAAATACTCTCCACAAGAGGAGGCGATGCTCAAGGAACTTTATTCTGACATGCAGAATTCCAATATATCTATTCTGCTCGGTCGTTCTGTGAATTCCATTGCTAACAAAGCATCTCGTTTGGGATTGAACAAGTCTAAATTGCATCTTCATAAAATAGCTGCTATGCCCAATAAAGGTAAATATAAATCAGGTCATGTGCCTCATAATAAAGGACGTCGCCAGCGGGACTGGATGAGCATGGCGGCTTTGTCTAAATGCACAGCAGCGCGTGTGCATCGACGTAAAAATACCCAAGGATATTTGGCTAAAGGTGTTCTGATTAAAAGAATAGACGGAAAGCTACGTAATGTGGCTCGCCATATCTGGGAGATTACTTTCGGGGCAATACCCGATGGTTATGTTGTGCATCATCTCGACGGCAATCTGCGAAATGTGAGCATAGAAAATTTAGAGTTACGTCGTAGGGGATGGAACTTAGGATACGACAGCGTAGCCGTAAAACAAAGTATTGCTTCTCGTCGTGCAAAGGCTCAACGCTGTAACTACCAAGGTAAATCAATAACAGAATGCCGATCTTATGATACAGATTGCATGCCTAATCCCATGGAGTTTATTATAAAACAGCAAAAATTATGACAGACCAAGTAACGAGCATCGAGCAGTCGAAGCGGCTGATCGAGTTGGGAGTGCCCGCAGATAAGGCGAGCATGGTATGGGAATGGGGATGGGTTTGTGGTACAGTGGACGAAGAAAACTATGAGCTCAAAATTTGGCAGGAGTGTAAGCTGGATAAGATTCTGGCCTATCAAGAATTTCCCGAATCTTTTATCCCCGCCTTTACTGTCGCCGACCTGCTGGCGGTGTTGCCGAAAGTCATGGAGGATGATGAGGGTGTTCCGTTCTACCTTAACATCCAATACAACCGCAAAGAATATTCAGAGATCAAATATAAGGGCGTATATGGCATCCTATGGAGTTGCTTCGGGGCGTCGCTCTTGAATAATCTTGTCGAAGCAGTTGATGGAGTGGTAACTAACGGATATGAATTAACCCTATGAAACTGCCTATCGAGGTTCACAACAAATTGATCCCGTTCAAGGGATTCAGTTGGGTAACATGGCTTGCATTCGCATTCACCCGCAAGCCGAAAGACCGACATTTGGACGAGACTACGCGCCGCCATGAAGGAATCCACTGCGCCCAGCAGATCGAACTGGCCGTGCTGTCCGCGGCAATCCTCCTGCCCGTCGCCATCAGCTACTCGTTCGCGTGGTGGGGCTGGGTGCTTACGGTGGTCGGCATTCTCTTCGCCGGATGGATTTGCTACGGCATTTCGTGGCTGATCGAAGTGATTATCCCGCCTTATCCGGGCGCGTACTACT